TATAAAGCATGGGAAAATACTTATGTACCTTCAGAGTTTGCTCTGAAGTATATGAATTTTATTAAGATGGTTAATGCAGGTAAAGAGGATATTCAAACTTCACCTTTGGCTCATTATAAGATGGCAGATAGTCTTGTTACTAAGAATCATAAGATTGCTAATCTTTGCAGCCGCGGTTTCGGTAAAACGGTCGTGATGGGTGAGATGCTAATTTTATATCTTGCTGTGTTTAATGAGTTACCTAATCTTGGTAAATGTAATGTAATTATTTATGTTGCAGATAGTATGGAGAATGGCGCAAAGTCTTTAAGAACTAACGTAGAAGCTCGTTATAATCATTCAGAATTTTTACAGCAATATGTTCCAGAAGCTAAGTTTACAGATAGTGAATTAGTGTTCAAGAACATTGAAGGTAAAGAAACGTATGTAAAACTGTTTGGTGCAAGCTCTGGTGTTCGTGGTTTTAAACGTAATGGCGATAGACCTGTATTAGCTATTCTTGATGACTTGATTTCAGATGATATGGCAAACTCTAAGATTCAATTAGAGAAAGTATATGATTTAATTTATAAAGCAGTAGACAATGCTTTAAACCCTAAACGTAATAAAATTATCTTTTCAGGTACACCATTTAATAAAGCGGATCCGTTGTATAGAGCTATTGAATCAGGTGCATGGGAAGTAAACGTATATCCTATATGTAGTAGATTCCCTTGTAGCAGAGAAGAGTTTGATGGTGCTTGGGTAGAACGTTTTGGTTACGATGAGATTAATAAGAAGTATCAAGACTATGTTAAGTTAGGTAGGGTAAAAGCTTTTAACCAAGAGTTGATGTTAAGAATCACAAGTGATGAAGATAGAGTTATTCTTGATGAAGATATTTCTTGGTTCAAAAGGGAAGATATTATTAAGAATAAGCAGAGATACAATTGGTATATCACTACTGACTTTGCTACCAGTACAAATAAGAAAGCAGACTTTACTGTAATAGGTGTATGGGCTGTTGATAATAATATGAATAGATATTTGGTTGATGGTGCACTTGGTAGATTCTTAATGAATGAAACTTTTAATCAAATATTTAAAATGGTTAGTAAATATAACCCTATGCAAGTAGGTATTGAGGTTACTGGACAACAAGGTGGATTTATTCCTCTTATTAAGGATGAGATGTTAAAGAGAAATATCTGGTTCGCTATTGCAAGAGGTAGAGGTTCAAATAGAGAAGGTATTGCTGTTAGAACCAATAAGATGGATAGATTTAGATTGACAGAACCTTTCTTTAAAAGAAAGAAAATACACTTGCCAGAGGAAATTAAATCTTCTATACTAATTCAGGAACTGCTCGAGGAGCTATCTACCGTTACTATTGATGGTATTAAAGCTGTGCATGATGATGCACTAGATATGGTTAGTCAGTTAGATCAGATGACCATTGTCTATCCTTCAGAGTATCAATCTAATCTTGGTAAAGGAACTTCACAAGATATGGGTGAAATAGACCCATACTTCAATGAAACCATAACAAGTAGTTATTCTTCTTATGATGATTATTTAGTATAGGTTTTATATGGTGAAGTTAAAAGACTTTTTACAAAACATAGCATTAGGTGAATTACAAAGTTCACCTCTTGTTCCTATTGGCTCTTGGGAATTAAATCCTGATAGAGTTCCACAAGTTATTCATGCTCTTAATCAAGGGCTTGAGTATTTCTATTCAAACTTTCCTTTAAAGACTAATGAAGTATTAATCAGAATTTATCCTGAAATTACTCGGTATTATTTAGATAGTCATTATGGGTACAAAGGTAACAGCTTTAAGCAATACATTATTGATACCCCTGATAGACCATTTGAAGATGATGTACTTCATATCTTAGCTGTATGTTCTTCTACAGGTGAAGAATACAACATTAATGATGACTATGGTTCATTTAGTATCCACACTCCAGAATATAATTGTATTCAAGTCAATGGACAAATCCCAGAGCATTATCTCGTTGTACAGTACAGAGCTAAACATCCAGATATTCCACTTACAGAACCAATGAGTAGTGAGATGCCTATACATATCCCATCTTCATATAGAGCTGCCTTACAGACTTATGTTGCTTGTTTAGTGTTACAGAATATGGGTGGTGAGCATTTACAGGAAAGCAATGCTTTGTTTGCTAAATTTAAAACGCTAACAGAGGAATTAAAACAACATGGTATTGGTACTACAACAACAGTAGGTACTAATATTAAACCAATGTTAAGGGGTTGGTTATGATGGTAAATACGAGAGTATTCTCTCAAAATATTCATGAACCTGCTCGAATGGTAGAACGATATTTACCAGAATCATCTTTTGATGTGGTGTATCAAGTATACAATAACTTAGCCAATATTCAGGCTATTGCGAATAATCTTCGTACATTTGGTGCTGTTGCTAACAGTACACAAGATATTGATCGTGTAAACCAGTATCTTGTAGAGATTCAAAATGTAGCAGACAGATTGGATAACTTAGTTCAGTTATCTGATAATGTGGATTACTTGAAGTCTATTGAACCAGACTTAAGCAAAGTTGTATCTGATATTAAAGAAATTAAAACTGATTATGATTTGTTTAATAGTAAGGTATATACATTAGAAGAAGAGATTAGAAAAACTTCTCTACAAGTAATGCACTCTCTTGAAGTACATTTTAAGAATTCTTGTGAAACATTCTCTAAATTAGTAGAAGAAAAAGAAGCTGGTTTAAGAGATTTAGCAACAAAGGTACATAATGATTTAGATGAAATTGCAGATTCTATTACTGAGTCTTATAACATGAAGAAAGAGTTAGAAACTTATCGTTGTTATATTCTTCATACTAATGCATATGTAGCTGTACAAGATTATAAATCTTTTCCAGATAGTACAACTAAAGCAAAAGCATTAGATGCTATTGCTAGAAGTGAAGCTATTGGAAATGATGAAACCGTTAATAGACTTAGAATGAGAGAGGCTTAATATGTCGTGCAGTTTATTAGAAAAACAAATCTGTGAAATTCATCCACAGTTTTTGTATAACGTAAATTGTATCTACAGTAAAGATGCTGTTATTCTTAAAGATGGTGTCATGTTTATGTCTTTAAAAGACTGTAACATGGCTAATCTTGAAGACCGAGATTCTTGGGCTAAATTAGATATTAAAGGTTTTAAAAATAAAATCGGTGTTGATTCAGCTCCTGTAGGTACTGTTCTTACTGTACCTAAAGATACATCTAAGTTCGGATATATTGATTATGTTGAAGGGCGTTCTTTTAATAAGAGCATGTATCCTAAACTATATTCATTGTTTGGTTCAAATATTTTCCCAGCTTTAGATGCTGCTAACGTAGGTGATAACTTACCTCTTGGTTCAATCATTCATGTAATGGATGACGAAGCTATTCCAACTGGTTGGAAGAAATGGGAAGTTAGAGCTAATAACTTAGCAGGTACAGATTTAGTTAAATTATTTAAAAAGCTATCTCGTAATACTTCAGATAGTAATATGAAACAATTGTATGATAATGCTATTGCTTCAAATACATTCCCTGATTTAGAAGATTTCTTCTTGCGTGCAGGTGTTAATGTAAATAGTGTTATTGGTTCATTTGTTTCAGATACAGTTGCATTTAATGCTTCATTTAAATTGTTACCATTGGTTCTTTCTGATGATGCTTTAAACCCTGTAGCTTGTTCAACTGGTTCAACAGTAGAATCTGCAAGTATTATCAGTGGCGGTGCAAATGTTCATCAGTGTGATTCTAATTGTGGCGTTACTGCTGGTATTAAAGGTGTTAAATTAAAAGAGGGTTGTACGTCTGCTAAGAGCACAACGTTTAAACTTTCTGGTAATGGTACTGAGACTGCACCTAAACATTTAGTTACACATATTGCTGTTAAAGTAGTCGATAAAGTAACTAAAGCATCTGGTAACTTTAAACAAATCATTAAAGGTTTTGATACTTTAGATACTGACATTGAAGAAGCAGTATTAAAGATTAGTACAGTATTTAATGAATTTGGTCGTACTACTGATGAATTTAATGCAAAAGTAGAATCTTTAAAAGAAGCTCTTGGTAAAGCTACTGAAGACCAAGACTTAATTAATAAAGCAGTTGAAGCTTTTATTAAAGCCTACAATGAGCATAATCTTGAAGGTAAGTTAGGTAATGGTTTAACAGGTAAAGGTACTGTTAAAGATAAATTAGGTTTAAAAGTAAATAGTGAAGACTTTGCTTTTGACCCAGATGGTTCATTACGTTTAGCAACTAAAGCTACTCATGAAGTTCTTAACTTAAATAAAGCTATTCCTACTCTTGGTATGACTACATTCCATGGCTTTATCAATAATAAAACTCAACCTAATAAGTTTGTTATTGGTGCACCAAGAGATCCTAATATCCAAAATAGTGGTACTACACCTAGTGCTTCTAATATTGGTGAATTAGTAGGACAGCAAGACTATGACTTTATCGGTTATCAGTTAGCGTCATCTGTTGAAGTTATGCAATACTACATTAATGATGGTGTTACATACGTTCGTACAAATGATGCAGGTATGGGTGAAAATGGTGTATTAAATGATCCAAATAGATGGAGTGATTGGCATAGAACTGACAATGCTCAGATTCCATTTAATATGATTAATACACATACTGCTCAGATTGCTGATTTATTACGTGATTTAGCTCAGGATAAGAAAGACCTTGTTGAAGCAATTAAGACTCTTAATGCTGCTATTGCTGCTGCTAAAACAGAAGCAGGTAATGCTTTGCAAGCTAAAGTAGATGAATTATCTAATGCACTTACTGCTAAAGGTAGTGAAGTTGAAGCATTAAAAGAAGCTCTTAAACAAGCTAAGGAATCTGCTGATGCTGAGATTAAAGCATTAAAAGCTAAACTTGATAAGCCTTGTACAATCGATATTAAAACAGTTGGTGATTATACTGTAGAAAATACAGACAATACTATCTTATGTACTGGTGGTGTAATTAATGTGCCTAATACTATTGCAGTAGGTCGTACATTTAATGTTATTGCTACTACACCTAGTAAAGTAACTCTTAAAGGTGTAAATGGTATGAGATTAATTCCACCTGCAGATGGTTCATTAGAACTTGCTGATAGAGATACTATTGTTACTGTTATTATTACTGCACCAAATGAAGGTCGAGTATTCGGTCAAACGGAGTAATATATGTCTTGTGCGTTATCATGCGGATGCCAAGTACCAGCAGGTGCTTTAAAGGCTAAAGATAAATGGCTAGAGGAATTACCTGAAGGTGCTATTTCAAAAGGTTTTACTGAGATTAACTGTGGTCTATCTTTTCCTGCAGGTGGTGATGAAGCTTGGGCATGGAAAATAGATTTAACAGGTAAGTACGGTTTAATGGTAGTTTCTTTACAAACATATACTCAGAAAGACCGTATGTTATTCTGGATAGATAAAAAATTAGTTTTAGATACTGGATGTGTTGGTACTAACCATGAAACCCCTGCACCTTTTAAGCGAGGGTTAGGTCCTTATGCAATAGGGTATGAATTATATGTACCTAAAGCTGCTAGACGTATGTGGATTGAAGTTAGACCTAACTGCGAAGGTGGTAGGGGTACTGCATGGGCTTTAAATATCTCATGTCCTAATGGGCAACTAGCTAATAATGATAAGGCTGTAATGAAAGCATATAGAAGTTTCCAATTTAATAATGGAGATTATACGCAAATTCAGCCAGATTGGAGTTAATATGACTTGTAATACATGTAAACCAAAAGTGGTTATTGAAACTGGTTGTGCACCACGTCCTACTGCTATTCAGCAGTGTGGTTGTAAACCAGAAATTGAACCAGTATGTGCATCATATTCTGATGTGCGTAAAATGGTAACTAATTGGTTATATGACTTAGATACTTCTGTAGGCTTCGGTAAGACTATGGAAAACTTTGTTAAGAAATCAATTATGACTGGTATTCAATCTAACGATGAGACAATGTTAGATTTAAAAAATACTATCCGTGATGCTTTATTAAAAAGTATTAAAGCAGAAACTGATACATATACAGAGACTAAGTTAGAAACTAAATTTAATGATGTTTCTTCTAGAATTAATCAACAATTTAGTGGTATAGATACTGAATTAAGTAATCTAACTAAATTAAAGAAACAAGAATTAACTGATACAGTAACTTCTATCTTAGATTCTGCTAAAACAGATTTAGCAAATAAACTTCAAAAGAGTTTAAATGATATTAGTAGTACAGCTGGCGAAATCCAAGCTGCTGCTGCTAGTGCTAAATCACAAATTGATGCTAAAATTGAAAGTGCTATTGATCGTGTAACTAATAAAGTAGATTTATTAGGACAACAGTTAGACTTTAAAGTATCTCAAGGATTACAAGACTTAAACAATGTTAAGACTTCTGTAATTGCTGAGATTAATACTGCAAAAGCAGATGTTGAACGTGCTAAAACAAATGCAATTCAAGATTTAACTCATCTTAAAGATGATGCAGTAAATGACCTTGAGTTATTAATCTCACAAGCTAAACAAGACTTTACGAACGTAGTTCATAGTATTGAAGTAGCTCGTGATGATGCATTAGCTCAAATTCGTGCAGAGAAAGTAAGTCTTGATGCATACAAGGTTACTCTCAATGCTAAACTTGCTGAAGTTGAAGCAGCTTTGGCTCGTATTAAATTGCATAATGCTGATGTAGAACTTACCGATGGTATTGGTGAAACTCTACATACTTATGCTCACTCTGAAACAACTCGTAATTAATAGGTATTAAGTATGTCTACTAAAATTAATGTAATTACTCCTAGTAATCTAGGTAAAACAATTGAACTTGGTGCATTAGATTCAAAAAAATGGGATGTTAAATATGACCCAGACCATTTTGAATTTGCAGAAGGTAAAGGTCTTCATCTTAAAGATTCAGTTCTTAAACCATTAAAAGACGCAGATATTGCTTCTGGTTCTTTAAATGGTTCAACTTTAGAATTAGTTAAAAATGATGGTTCTAAAGTAAGTGTTCCATTAGCTACTTTAGTTCCTGCAGCTAAAGCAGATAAATTCCTTAAAGGTGTATCTTATAACCAAGATGGTAAAAAATTAGTATTTACTGTTGGTAATGATTTAGATGCTACTACTGAAACTGTTGAAGTATCTGTTGCTGACTTATTGCCTGTTGTAACTGGTAATGGTTTACAAGGTGACGGTACCACTGCAAATCCAGTATCTATTAAAACTCCAGCTAATAGCGGTTTAAAAGTTGATGCTAATGGTATCGCTTTTGACAAAGATGCTTTAGTTGAATTAGTAGATGGTACTGGTGATGTTTCTTTAGGTTATATCATTCCTAAAGCTTAATCTAATATAAGCCCTGTGTAATAGCAGGGCATTTTTAAACATCGACTACTTATGTAAAAGAGGTTAAAAGATGGCAAAAATTAACGTAATTACCCCTAATAACTTAGGCAAAGGGATTACACATAATCCTCAGTCTAAGAAATGGGAAGTAAATGTAGATAACTCTACAATTACTGTAAACTCGCAAGGACAACTTGTAGCACAAGGTTCTAGTGGTGGTTTAGATTGTGCAGCTATTGCAGCATTACCTAAAACAGCATGGAAACCAAATACGTCAATCTTAGTGAACCAAGATGGTGCATGTAAACGTCTTGTTCCTAATGAGAATATCTTTACTGATGTTGTTGTTGATTTAGCAGCAAGTAAGCAAAATGTAGAGATCCCTAAGAACCAAAGTGAAACAGTAAACATTATTGCTACTGTAACAAATGCTGGTGCAAATCCTACTGGCGAAGTTCTTGTTACCTTAACGAAACCACAATTAGGTACATACCAATTAGGTACACCGACTACTAACAACATTGGTGAAACTAAAACTGGTGAGTTGTCTTGGAAAGTTCCTGCAATGGCATCTGGCAAATCTTTAGTGATTACCTTACCAGTAACATTCTCTAAAGTTGGTTCATTCAGTTTTGGTTTACAAGCAACTTCTACCATTGATACGAATACGCAGAATAACAATAAGACTATGACGTTTACTGTTACTGAGCGTATTATGAATGATGGTACAAATACAAACTATGTACCTACAGGTATAGATTGCCCTTTGATTATTGCAACTGATTTAACACATAACCAACGTTTGAATGTATATACTACTGGTACAGATGAAGACTTTAGTCAATTTGGTAAATACATCAACGTATTTGCGGATGGACGTGGGTTTGCTGGTAAGCAAATTAAACTGGAAGGTGCAAGCACGGTAGTTGTTACAAGTGCTAGTCGTTCTGGTAGTTATTCCTACATAGGTAGCTACTTTGAAAGTAGTAGTAATAGTGATGCGTACTACAGCAAAAGTGGCAGTAATAAACTGTACGAAACAGGTAGTAGCTATAGTCCATCACAAGGGCTGGTGGTAACCTCTAGTAATTTCTGGCATGGGGCACAATGGAATAACAAATCTAATAACGTACCCATATATTTGGAAAACATGGGTGTATTCGATCCACAAACGCAAATATTTACGTTTAATAGTAATTTAAACTTACCTACACGCAGTACATCTTTTGAGGCAGCACCATATCACTGTGTAATCTGGTGTCGTCCCGCTGGTAAAGATTGTAAATGGCAGGGTATTCCTATTGTATTGGGGATTAAAGATAGAATTGATTTCCCGCAACGTTATATTTTCACTAAAGTAAAAGGTAATGTGCAGGATGAATTTTCTAATAAATTACCACAAGACATCATAAGAGATCCAGATGTCATCAAAGCAGCAAATTTTGTAGGGGGAGCTAAACCAAGTGACTTAATCGCTACCAGATATAGATTAAGTAGCTCCGCAAACGAAGTCTCAGCACAACACACTGTAACAGTAACATCGGGACAAGAAGCACAATTTACCATCCATGCAACTGGGAATACAAACAACTTACCACAGTACATTTCAACTGGTAAGACACGCACTTCTTATAATGAGTCTACAAAAACACTTACCGTAACGGTAGCGGCTAATGCAACTCCAACAGATTCAATCTATTGGGATGACTTGAAGATTATTGTGAAATAAGGAGTAAACTATGCAACAAGTAGTAAACATCAACGGTTATGAAACAGTAATCGAAATTCCAGAAGGACAAGTGCTTTCCCCTGTAAAAGCACAAGGCGACCAAAGCAACTATGAAATTGAGTATGGCAATAGACTTAAAGAATTAGGTGGCATTGTAGAAGTGCAAGCAACTACGGTAAAAGAAGGCGTGATTGAAGGCGTGCAACGTGTAGAATTACCGTTCTACAAAACGTTAGACTTCCAAGTCACAGCAATCAATGTCTCTGCGTCGCCTTCTGTATTGACTGGTGAGTTTGCCTTTGCTCGCTTAGACGATAAAGTATTGGTTGTATATGGTACAGCCAACAGCAATGAAGCTAAAACTATCCAAGTAAAATGGACAGCGAAAGGTATTGCTTGATAAAATTGCCCGCCTAGAAAGAGGCGGGATTAGGAGTAAATATGGCAACTAAATTTGCTACACCATCAGACATTGATAACAAGACAATTATTGTCAATTCTGATAATAAATTAGAAGTCGCCTACACTTCTAATGCACTCATTGGTTCAGGACGACCAGATAAACCAGAAACAACTAAAGGTATTATCAAAGGTACTGAAACTGATGGTATGATGTATCAATCTACAGATGGTGCAGGTGTAGGTGCTTTTTTATGGCAGCGTGTAAATGATAAATGGCATGTAGTCTATGGCGATACTGGTTTAATTACTTTAAAGAACACTAAAAGTTTAAAACCTAATGCCTACATTAAGCTACAACGTATTAACAACGTTGTGTACTGCTTTATGGGTGGTTTACAGTTTGACTTATTTGGTTTCTTGGGTAAAACCGAAAAAGGTTTCTATTCTCGTCAACCTGCTCGTGTAGAAGTAATTGGTCTAGGTGGTATTCCAGAAGGCTTTAGAGCCAGTGTATCATTGAACTTTCAACTGTTTGATGATGATACAAACAAACCAGTCGCAGGTGTCTATGTAGGCGGTGTCAAAGATTCTAACTTTATGCGTTTTACACCTTATAAAAAAGGTGCAGAAGGTGAACGTTCTAATGACTGGATTCCTGATGTGGGTCCTACTAATCTTCGTCCACAAGCTATGATGTGGACTACTGATGAACCATTTCCAACTAAATTGCCTTAATAGGAGATAATTATGGAATTTTTTAAATTTAAAGATGCAATTCGTTCTTGGTCTAACTGGGTACTAGCAGGTATTACTGTAGTTCCTGTATTAGATGCAAATGTACAAGCATTTACTAATCTTTTACCTGAATCTTGGAAACCATATGCAATTACTGTATTAGGTTTTATTGGTTTAGTTGTTCGACAAATTAAACAGAAATAGGAAACATTATGTGGCAAGTATCAGTTCAACAAGAAGCTAAAGAACTATGTGGTAAAATATCTAGATTAGATTCTTTTATCAAAAGTAATAGTTCAAGCCATCTATCTGTAGATATGCTTTCTTTATTGGTTCAACAGTTAGAATGTATGAAAAAGTATCATAAGATTCTGGTTCAGAGATTAGAACTTGCAGAACAAGAAGAGAACTGTATAGAATGTTGGACTGATGCTGATTCCGTATTTTGTTAGGAGATTAGTATGACTTGTAAAACATGTACAGCTACTTTTAATACTACAGACATTAAACCAAATGTAAGTAGTGGAGAAGCTGCTGCACCTAAATCACTTTCTAATAGAAAATGCGGAAAAGAAGTAGTTTCTATTAGTCGTGTAGATGACAATATTATTGTTAGTTTTGCAGACTGTACTTATTCAGTTACTACGGCTGATAAAGTTGATAAATCAGTTATTACTAAAGATGAAACAATGGCTAAATTATTAGCTCGTGTAGAAGCTTTAGAAGTAAAACCAGATAATGATACTGTCTTTGACCCAACTGAAATTAATACTAAATTAGAAGAATTAAGTTCATTTGATAAGAACTTAACTGATAACTTAGTAGAAGTTCAGGACTTTAACGGTGAAGCCTCTTATAAAGCGGTTTCAAAAGATTATAATCCACAAAAGGAAAAATAAATTATGGCTATTCAAGTCTTTCATAAAACAGAACTAGGTAAAACTCTTGAGTATGTAGATGCTAAAACAGAGGTAAAATTAGACAACTCTGGTAACGTACAATTAGAACGTACTGAAGTTGGTTTAAAAGCTAGTGTTGTAATTCCTGCTGCACCAGAAGTGCCTGCAGCATTAAATGGTGCAACTATTCAAGACCGTACTATTACCTTCACTAAAACTCAAGGTGAAGCGGTAACTATTGAATTACCTGCTATTCCAGTTGATGTTAAATTACAATCTTTAGCATTTACCCCAGAAGGTAAATTAAAAGCAACTCTTACTGACAACTCTACTACTGAAGTAGACTTTACTGCAGAAGTAGTTGTTAAAGCTTTAGAATCTGCATCTCAAGAACAAAAAGCTCGTCTTAAAGCTGCATTACTTGATGCGTTCAAAGGCGAAGAAGTTCAAGACTTTGCTGGTGCAACTAAAGGCTATTTATTGGCTGCATAATATCTTAGAGGGGTTAATCCCCTCTTTTTATCATAAACCTACAGAGAGATCCCTATGAAAGTTATACAAGATTTCGACTTCCATCCAGATGACTTTGAAGTGGTGAATGGTAAGTTACGTTTTAAACAAGCTACTAAATCTTATATTCTAGAGTTCAGTAAAAATGTAATTCCTTGGAATAACAATCGTGATTTAGGATTACGCCAATGTAATATTAGAAATGGTTTTGGCATTATTCATTTAGATTTCAAGAAAACATCTGCTGGTAATCTTATTGCTACATTACCTAACGATTGCCCTACACCAGTAAGTCTTATTGAAACACAATTACATGATGGTACTAGTGTTTATATTAATAAAAACTCACGTCAAGTTTATTGTAATGGTGCAGTGGATACTCGATATATTGTGAACATTGAAGGGTATTTCAACGTATAAATGGATGTGTATTATGTGTATCTTAACTAAAACATATACAAATGAAACTAGAAATGTAAGAGTGTTCAACCTCTCATACCATTCAGTTTGGTTGGTTCTATTAATTGCTCACATTACTAACCTGTTTGTTATTGATTTACCAGATACATTTGAACCAAGAATGAATTTATTAGTCTGGCTCATGATTGTATGTATCGTATTATCTGTTGTCAGTTTAGTAGCTCAAGGAAGACGCAGAGTTTTAACAAAATATGTTAGTCTTTTACTTGGTTCATTAATTCAACTTATTATCGCATATAAGTACTTAATGCTTTATCCACCACTAACACCAATGGTTATTGTATCCACTGTGTTAGCTGCTTGGTTTATTGGAGCAGCTTTATTTGTAAAGCAGAAGAACAAGGAGAACCTTAATGAGTCTACTGGAGAACTATGATGTATTTATCGCAGTAGTTCTAGGTAGTTTTCTTGGTTCATTCAAGGCATCATTAGATGACAAAAAACAGACTAAATGCCAAAGAATCATTAATTTTCTTCTAGGAGTCTATTGTGGGATGGCTATGGCTTATGCCTACAAGAACAATCTAGATGTCGGGTTTCTTGGTTTAATAGCATTAGTATCAGCAATGATTGGTACAAACGTATTGGAAGTTATTTCAGACCTATCACCTAAGATAGTGAAGGAATATATTAAGAGTAAATTAAAATGACATTTAAATTTAGTAATGTCTCATTAAACAAATTATCTGAAGTACACCCTGACCTACAAAAAGTAGTTAAACGTGCTTTAGAATTATCTACAACAGACTTTACTGTTGTTGTAGGTAAACGTACTATTGCAGAACAACAAGCATTAGTACAAGCTAAAAAATCACAGACTATGCAGTCTAAACATTTGGTTCAATCAGATGGTTACTCTCATGCTGTTGATTTAGCACCGTATCCTGTTACTTGGGAAGTTAATGCTTTTATGCCTATTGCTTTAGCAATGCAGAAAGCAGCTACTGAACTAGGTATAGACATTCGATGGGGTGGTGCTTGGTGTAAGCTTAATGGTGATAAGAGAAGTCCATCTAGAATGATAGATGAATACTCTAAAGCTAGACGAAGTGCAGGTAATAAAGTCTTTATTGATGCACCTCATTTTGAGCTTATTTAAATATTATTGTATTATATTCTTGGTTCAAAAGAACTGAATATAGAAGGAAAATCAAATGGCTATTTTACGCTACGAAGAACGAGTACGCATTGAGCGTGCTAATGGTTTGAGAAAACCAGATACATGTGTAGAAGGCGATTGTGGTTGTTCTGTATATGGCGATGATTCTGCTTATGCAGGTAAATCATTTGCTGATATTGCAGAAACTCCATTACGCCAGAACGCAGTATGTCCTCATCCTAAGATGATTGTACCTATTACTGGTGCATTCGTTGTTAATGAAACTGCTAAAGAATTTAATCCAGAATATCGTAATGAAGGCTATCGTCTTGTGGATGCAAATCCTTGTGATGGTCGTGTACTTGGTGTTATGGAAACTGTTTCTGATGCACATACTTCTGTTGATATTAAACAAGCTCGCACTGAAGTTACTCTAACTGAAGCTGTAGAAGATACAGTTTATGATGAGCCAACTAAGAAACGTGTTGTGCGTAGCAAAGTTAAAACTGATGCAGCAGCTATGCAACCATTAGCAACAAATGCTACTGAAGCTGAAGAAGTTAAAACAGTAGATCTTCAAACCAACTAATTATAAAGCCCTAGCAATAGGGCTTATTAAGGCTATATATGCAAGATAATACAAATATTGAAAGTAGCACTACAGACAAAGTTCAACAGTTAATATCTGTATTGTCTGGTAGAAATGTAGAAAAGCTAACTAACTGGAAGAAAGAACCGACTGTAGAAGAATTGATGCATGACTATAGACAAGCTCAATCTTCACATAAATATTACATTGGTCGTATTCAAAAATGGCTTCAATTATTACACCCTGTTACAGATAAAAATAAAATTAAAGAGGGTAGAAGTGGTGTAGTATCTCGTATGGCTCGTAAACTTGCTGAATGGCGATATAGTGCATTAGCAAGTGCTATCCTAAATGAACGTAATCTATTTCAAGTAACAGCGTCTGCACCTGCTTATATTGACGCTTCATTTCAAAATACTTTGGTTCTAAATTATCAATTTAATACTTTAATAGATAAAGTACATTTCATTAATACTTTGGTTCGTACAATGGTAAACGAAGGTACAGCTATTGTTCGTGTAGGTTGGGAAGTAGAACAACAAACTAAAGAAAAAGAAATTCCTGTGTATCAGTATGTTCAAGCAGATGAACAAGGTATGGCTTTAATTATGCAAGCTATGCAACAAATTAATCAAGAACAACAACAAACTGGTGAAACAGATAGTGCTAATACAGAGATATTTAAAAATGCTCCTCCTGATTTACAAGAATCTATTAAAGCTTCTTATCAGTATGGACAACCTGTTGTTGCACAAGATACTGGAAGAACTCAGATTGTTAAAGAACTTGTAACTACTAAAAATAGACCATCTGTTAAAGTAATTAATACTGCTGATTTAGTAATAGACCCTACATGTGAAGGTGATTTCTCTAAAGCAAGATTTGTTGTTTATAAGTATGAAACTGACTTATCTACACTTCGTATGATGAACCAGAAACAACCAAATACTTATAATAACTTAAAACAATTAGACCCTAATGCACCTGTAGATATTACAGATGTAGATGCTTTAGCTGCAATGCCTAATGAAGTATTTAGTGATTTAATAGACAATAACCAATTAACAGATAAGTCTTTTAAATTTAAAGATGAAGCTCGTAAAAAGATTACTGTTTATGAATATTGGGGTTATTGGGATATTGATGGTACAGGAATAGCTCAAGCTATTTGTGCAACTATTGCTAATGGTAAATTTATTAAATTAGAACGTAATCCATTCCCAGATAACGAATTACCATTTGTTGTTATTCCTTACCTACCTGTTAAACAATCTATTTATGGTGAACCAGATAGTGAATTAATTAGTGATAATCAACAAATATCACAAGCTCTTACAAGAGCTATGGTAGATATTAATGCTCGTTCTGCAAATGGACAAGTAGCAATGCCTAAAGGATTCTTAGACATTGTTAATAAACAACGTTTTAATCGTGGTGAAGATTATGAATATAATCCTGTTGCTCACCCTTCAGAAGCTATTTATATGCATACTGCTAATGAGTTGCCTCAATCAATGTTGGCTTTCCAACAAATGCAATACGCTGAAGCAGAAGCCATTACAGGCGTTAAATCTTTTAGTGGTGGTATTGATGGTAATGCATATGGACAAGTTGCTGCAGGTATGAGCCAAGCTGTAACAGCTATAAACCAACGTGAAGGGGATATTATGTTCCGTATTTCTCGTGGTTTAGAAAAGATTGGTAATAAGATTCTAGCTATGAATATGGAATGGCTAGACGAAGAAGAAGTTATATCTTTAACCCAATTTAAGTTTGTTACTATTCGTAGAGAAGATTTAAAAGGTGATTTCCATTTAGCAGTTAAAGTTAAATCTAATAGTGAATCAGAAGGTAAAGCACAACAACTTACTTTCATGGCTCAAACATTAGGTGAACAAGCTGATTGGGGATTACGCAAAATTATGCTAATGGAAATTGGTCAATTATATAATCTTGATACTTTTGTATCTGCTATTAAAGATTATGAACCACAACCTGATCCAATCCAACAAGAATTAGCTCAAGTTCAATTAGAATTAGAGAAAGCTAAACTAGCTAAAGAACAAGCTGAAGCAGAATATTATCAAGCACGTTCTGCATTTATTGATGCTCAAATTGGTAATACTCAAGCTGATACTGACCTTAAAGCTCTTGACTTTATGGAACAACAAGAGGGTGTTAAACACGCTCGTCAAAGAGAGATTGTTCAAGCTCAAGCAGAAGCTCAAAATAGAGGTAAAATTGCTACTGAGTTACTTAAAGGACAAAATGCTTTACATAAAGCTCAAATGGATAATGATACTAAAAGAGCTGTAGCAGATGCTAAAGGACAGGATAATAAACCAAAAAAGTTATCTCAAAAAGCACAAAATCGTGAAAACGCTAGACAAGCTCAAAACAATTTAAGAAAATTACCTAATCCTGAACTTGGTGCAGTTCCAGATGGGCTATTCAAAGCTGACGGTTTAGGTAATTATATTCGTGGTGATGGCAGAACTGTTCAGAACCAAATTTAACAATAGACTAACATAAGAGGACTATTATTATGACTAATGAACAATTAATTGAAGAAATTGAATTAGCTCGTAAAGATAAAGAATTTACATTAAAACATTCTGAAGCTTTATGGCGACTAATGAACAATGAAGACTTCAAATTAGTTTTTCGTGATTATTATCAAGGTGTGTACTTACAACGATTAGTACGAGAAGACTTAGCTTCAGCTACAGCAGAAGTTGTTAAACAATCTGCAGTAGACCGTATTAAAGCTATTGGTTTATTTGACCAATTTATTAAACAGCTTGATAGAGATGGTATGGATGCTAAAGCATTTCTTAGTGCTTCAGATGAAGAATTAATTCGTGCATATCACGATAATAACTAATGAGGTTCTAGAATGACTACAGAAAACCAAACACCAGAACAAGATAAAGATTTAGATATTGGTTCAGCTTTAGAAAATGCTACTGAAGAACAGTTAAATCAAGCTGAAACTTTTGAAGAATTTATGGCTCAGCAAGGTGTATCTGAAACACAAGAAACTGATAACCAAACTGAACCAGATAATACAGAACCACAGAGCAACCCAGAAGAAAAGACTGAAGGGACTACTGAAGGTACTGAAGAAACACATGAACTGACTGATGCTGAATTTAGACAATTAGTAACATCTTCATTCAGAGCAAATCACCAAGATGTTCAAGTGGATAATCCTGACGATATACGCAAGCTAATGCAATTTGGTATGAACTACCATAAGAAGATGGGTGAGTTAGCTCCGTACCGTAAATATTTAAAATCGTTGGATGAAAATGGTTTACTCAACCCAGACAAGATTAATTTCATGATTGACCTACTTAAAGGTGATAAAGCAGCAGTTGCTCAATTCCTTAAAGACCAGTCAATAGATACTTATGAATTGCCTGATGTTGAAGAAACTCCGTATCAGCAAAAAGACTATTTGCCTACTGATGCAAGAATTGCTTTCGATGAAAAGAAACAAGAACTGGAAGGTTTTGAGTATGGTCGTAAAGCGTTAGATTATATTAAAAACTTAGACCAAGATAGTTTTTATGAAGTCTACACAAATCCAGTTATTATGGATAATCTTGCTCGTCATGCAGAAAATGGTTTAATGGCTGATACATTAGCTACTCTTGAAAAAGAGTATGCTCTAGGTAATGTGCCTGCAAACGTTAAGCCTCTAGATGCTTATGGTTTTGTAGCACAGCAATTAGAAGAACGTAACCCAAGTAAATACTCTACTGTAAAACAACAGCAACGTGTATTAGGTAATAACATTCAAAACCAAGTTGTAAATAATACTCGTGCACCTGCTAGTGCAAGTATCCCTAATGGTGGTACTCAACCTAGCCAACAACAGTCTTATAGTGGTGTAGATTTATTACTAAATGCTTCTGAAGAAGACTTAGGTAAATACAATACTTGGGAAGAATTTATCCAAGCAAACAATATTAATTTTTAAGGTAAAAGACTATGGCAGTTAATTCTCCAATTGACAATGCAACACAAGCCAATGTTAATACTATGGCTAATGCACATGCTCAAGATATTGGCTCACCACGAGCTAACATGTATAACGACCCACAGGGTTTACGAGGTACTCCAGTACAATCATCTGTTGGTTCACAACAATATGAACGTATTTTCTATACTAAGAAAATCATTCCAGCTTTAGCTAAGAAACGTAAGTTCTCTAAAATGGCTGATACTATTGCTATGCCTTAACCTAATTTGAGGGCATATAAAACTAGGTGAACTCAGGGAAACTCTGACGACTTATCTGGCAAATAAGAACAAGACAATCCTGAACCAAGATTTACAATGTTACGAAAGCTTGTTATTATGCCTATTTTAATGGGTCATACAAAAGGAATAACAATGCAAGTAGTAAACCAATACAGACAAAATTTGCTTGATAATTATTGTTTAGATGAGCAAGAAAATGTTCGATATAAAAATGACGGTTATCGAGGTAGGTACAGAAAAGGTGATTTAATTAAAACCTTTAGAATGAATAAACTAGGATATTTAGGAGTTCATGTACCGAAAGCTAGAGCTACAGTACCTTTAGCACATTTAAAACTTTTACTCTCTGGAGTAGATATTAAAGATAATGAAGTGGTAGACCATATTGATGGAAATCCATTAAATAATTCTTTAAGTAATTTAAGAGTAATCACCCAAATCTTAAATTGCAGAAATTCTGATAGAAAAGTTGGTGTTTCAGGTGAAAAGTTTATAACTAAACTTCCTAATGGATCTTATAGAGTTAGATTAAGATTTAACGGAAAAAGAAATGATTTAGGTATATATAAAACTATAGCTGAAGCAATTAAAGTAAGAGATTCTCATTTACATAAATGTTTAAATGAAGGCTTTACTAAAAGACATTGTAAATAAGGTGCAACGACTATCGAAAAGCTACATTATGTAGAACTGAGTAGAGTACATTCAAGTGAATGGAAGTGCCTAGCCTAACGAAAGTTAGTGATGATATAGTCTGAACTCTATAGAAATATAGAGCAGTTCTGAAAAGAACGGGAATAGACTAACGACCTATTCTGAACATAATTGAAAAATATGGGACAACGTATTCGTGCTGAAGTAGATATTCCATTACTTCACGATGCTAACTTAAACGACCAAGGTATTGATGCTCGTGGTGTACATATCCGTAATGGTAATATGTATGGCTCAAGCCGTGATATTGGTAAAATCTTAGGTGCATTACCAGTATTAACTGAAGAAGGTGGTCGTGTGAACCGTGTTGGTTTCTCACGCAGCTGGACTGAAGGTACTTTCAATAAATTTGGTTTCTTCTTTGAATATTCACAAGATTTAGTGAACTTTGATTCAGACCCACAAATTGTTTCTCGTATGTACGAAAAAGCAATGACTGCTGCTGAACAAGTAACTGAAGATGCATTACAATCTGACCTATTAAATGGTGCAGGTACTGTAATCTATTCAGGTAACGCTATCTCTGATGAGACAATGGATCACAATGCAATCATTTCTTATCAAGCTATTCGCCGTTTATCTCGTGCATTAGATGATAACCAAACACCTCGTGAAACCAAATATATCTTTGGTTCAACTAACTTAGATACTCGTACTGCAACTACCTATCGTACTTTATTCGTAGGTGCTGAAGTATTAGCTATCTTAGAACAAATGAAAGACCATTTCGGTAACCCAGCATTTATTCATGCTCACCAATATGGTGCAGGTATCTCTAAACTTATGGAAGATGAAGTCGGTATTATCGACAAATTCCGTGTAGTTTATGTAGAAGGTATGTTAGGTTGGAATGGTGCTGGTGCAGATGTAGACCCTCAATATGGTCTTGCTTCTGAAGGCGGTAAATACAATATTTACCCTGCATTATGTATCGGTACTGATGCATTTACCTGCATCTCTTTTGATGGTTCAAACGGTGTGAATAACAAATTCCAAATTCATCACCAAAAACCAAATCAATCATACAGCTTATTAGACCCGTATGGTGAAATTGGTTTCGTATCTATCAAATGGTGGTACGGTATTATGTTCAAACGTCCAGAACGTATTGGTGTAATTAAAACAGTTGCTCCAATGTAATAACTATTTAGGGGTTCGTTAGAACCCCTTATTCCTAGAAGAACACAAGAGAAGGATTAAATTATGTCTATTGAACAAACAAACTTAAATGTATCTACTGAAGATACTGAAATTAATGAACGTGTTTATTGGAAAGAACAAGCTAATATTCGTGGTGTAAGCTACCCTAACAATATTACTACACAGAAATTAAAAGAAGCTGTACAAGCTAAAATTGCTGAACAAGAAGCAATGATGACTGGTGGTACTCGTGGTCGTGGCGGTTTAGAAAAGCTTGCACCAGAAGTATTAAAAAATATTGATGAAGCTACTGCATTGGTTCGTTTTAGTATCCATGTATTAGACCCAAGTAAACAAGATTGGACTGGTGTAACTGTAACAGCGGGTAATGCTAATTTTTCACCAGTACGAAGAACTATTCCATTAAATGCACCAGTATGGCATGCAGAAAAAATCTTAGTAGAAGTTCTTAAATCTATGAAATATGCTCATCGTAAGAGTGAACGTCATCCTCGTTTAAAAACACATGTAGATAACTTATCTAAAGCTAAGTATCTACCATGTTTTAAAATAGTAGAACTTCCACCTCTAACAACAGAAGAATTAAAAGCTCTTGCTGAACAGCAAGCTGTAAACAATACAGGACAAGCTGAAAACGATTAGCAAGAATAACCTAGTTAGTATAAAATCTAACTAGGTTTTTTATTTAACGGAGAATATAAATGGCATTCAGTTTAGGCGAATCAGCAGAAGGAGCTGGTGTAGGTTCAGCTATTGGCGGAACTGTTAGTGTTAATACACCTTCCACTAATAACCCAGTAAATGTAAGTAGCAGTAATTTAAATAATCTTCATACTACGGATCCAGCAGCATTAAAATTTAAAGGTAATCCTGCTACTGGTATGGGTAGAGAGTATTCTTATGATTTATACATAGGCACAAGTAATAAAAGTATTCCAGAAACAAACGATGCTGTTATCAATCGTTTTATTGAAATGGCTGGTGCACAAGCTATTAAGCCATTTAGTGATGAAGGCATTGGTGTTAGTACAGGATACACTTTTGATAAAGTTGTAGATGATTCCTTTGTAGGTAAAAATTCTGCAGGAGCTTGTGAAAATTTATGGTTATGTATTCCTAATATTAATGTTCCTGATTCTGTAAAGAATCTAGGATTTATTGATGAAAAGAATAATGAAAAATATACTTGGAAAACAGTTAAAGATATT